CCCACATTCCATTTGAACCTTCACCTGAACCGTGGTTATTTACATAGTCGTCATCGTTTTTAATTAACGTTGCTGTTCCTGATGCTACAGCGTTTTTTGCTGTATCATCATCTAAAACTCTTACGACTTTTAAATTATTACCATAAGCCAAGAACGATGCTGCTGTTAGCCAGCCTGCCGCATTCGCTGTATTTGGCTCAAAGAACCTTTCTACAAGTAGGTTCTCAGAACTTATTGTTGTGATCTCGCCTGCCGGACCCCACTGGAAATCCCCGACAAATGCACCAATAGTTGATGCTACGCCTGGGACAACGCTAGTAAAATCCTTCTCAGTTACTAGAACACCTGGTGATAGCTGAAATGCCATGTTTTTCTCCTCGGTTTATATTATCTTATGAATGACACAAGTTTTTAATATCATCAATCATATTTATAAATGGCAGATATTAGACATGCCTTTTTGTATATACAGTTAAAATTTATTGTATATACACTACTCTGTTCGACTTCTAGGAGCTACTTGCCCTATCATTCTTTTCAATTTCTTTTGTAAGTTCTTAGGATTGTATGCGTCGTCTGTCAACCATAAGTCTCCGTCTATAACTTCTGCCTCTTCTTCTTGTCCATCTAATCTAATGAATGGTGTAAGATTAGTTTCTATATCTCCCATTTGTTGTTTATATAGACCTTCTCTCGTATTGATATCTGTCATATCTTTAAAAAATTGTTGACTAGATAACCATCCAAATAATACTAAACACATAACCAAGTCATCATGATAACCCTCATCTGCTTGATATGTGTTGCCTTTTTCTGTAAATGTAGATATTTCATGTATTATATGTTCATCAAATACCAACATCTTTTGTTCTTCTAACAATGACTTGAATGCAAAACACCCTTGTCTTTTAACTTGTTTAGAAGTTGTAACTCCATGCTTTGTTGATTTACCAAAACCAGGACTTACATATTGTTTCTGTTGTTCGTTTACTGTGCTTAATATGTTTTCGTATTCTATTTCCTGATGTAATATCTCTACGACTTGTTGCCCTATGTCATTTACTTCTACCAATATAAAGGCATTATTGTAATCTTTGCCTACTTTACCTATTATATCTGGATATAACATAGGTGCTATTTTATTATCTCTGTATTTTGCTACTACTTTATATGGCATTTCTGTTATGTCTACTACGACAAAAGCAGAATAATCTCCCCCAATACCTCTAGATGTATCTACTGTTATAGCGTAATAGTGGTTTTCTTGAGGTGACTCGTATATATCTAATCCATTATTAGTAAACTCTGGGTCTTTTGTAGATAGCCTTTGTATTGTTTGTGCGTTTATAAGTGTGTTCGTAGAACCTAAGAACTCACACATAACCTCCTGGTTAAACTTTACATCTCCTAATAATTGTTTTTGTTCTTCTAACCACTTATCATCTCTTCCTGGTATCTCATAATAAGGAATGAACATGTTTTCAAAACCATTTACTCCTTCTAAAGACTCATTCCAGAACTTCCAGAAGTGATTGTAACCTAGTGGTGTAGATGTAAGTAGAATTTTTGTTGTCTCACCAGCAGAAATCGTTGGATAAACAGAAGTAAAGAACTCATCTGCAACGTTATTAGGTATGATTGCTGCCTCATCAATGTATAGCCAGTTTACAGATTTACCCCTGATAGCTGCTGCTGTGGTTGCTGCTGTTAATACTTTACTATTGTTTTCTAGTTCTACGTCACCCTTGTTCCATGTCTTAACACCTTGTTGCATCCATATAGGTAAATTTTCATACATTATTTGATATCTGTTTAGAACTTCTCTAGCAGCTGCTGACTTGTTAGCCATTATAGCTACAGTTTTATCCTCTTCAAATATAGTATAATGTAATATACAAGCCGCTGATGTTACTGTTTTACCCTGCTGTCTACCTTCCATTAACACCACACGTCTATTATTCATTATACAATCTACTTTTTTCTTCTGACAATCGTATAGTTTAAATGGTTGTAAGCCTGAGTCTAGTGTAATAATTTTAACATAGTTTTCTATAAAATATACAGGATCATTCTTACACTTAATATATTCTTCTATCTCTTCCTGTGAGAAATCGTGTTGATATGCTAATGGTTTAAGATTAGGATTGCCGTGATAACTATTTCCTTCAGCTTGGGTCATCTGGTGTTACGTCTATTGTTTTGTTTTGTTCGTCTTTAACTGCCTTTAATAGATCTTTTGTGCTACCTACAAATAGATTATTGGTTGTTTTAACTGTTCCTTTTGTTTGTTTATCCTGTGTTACTCTTTTATGTCTTTCATGAACATCAATCATATCTTTAGCAGTATCTTGTAAGTTTTTTATAAGAGCGCCAGCAACTTCATAAGCACGAGGCTGATCAGAGTTACGAGCAATGTGCATGATACCTTGTATGGCTTCATCATTGTATGCTTCTGCCTGTTTAAGAATTGATCTAGCATATTGTAAATCCTCTTCTTGTTGTTTTCTTAGTAAAGCCTCTTTATCTTCTTCAGACATATCAACTGCAGGTAACTGTCTTTCTTCCTGAGTCTTTTTTAGGTTTTCCTCTAGGGCTTTTGTTACTTCCTTTGTATTGAACTTTTTATCCAAGTCTTCAAAAGGATTCTTATTGTTCGAACGTTTCATCAAATTCCTCTAAGAACGTATATGCATCTGACGGTGTTGCCGTTGATGGATTGACACTAGCTTGATACCTAGCTCTATCATTTAACGTGCTTAAGGACATGGTAGGATCATTGTATATATCTGCAATTGCTTTCTTGATAACACCTTGATTTGCTACGTTGCTGTAAAAATTAAGTCTCATAGTAAAATTTAATGTCCATACTATACTTAATCTACTAGCAAACTCACCCTCATACTCGTCTTCATACATTACGTTATCTAATGTTATTTTTATATCTCTTTTTAAACCAAGTTCTGGCAGATCATTAATTGTTACATTAAAGTCTGGATTGAAGTATGGAATTATTTGTTCCACAGCTTGTAAGCCGTCGTCTTGGTTTTTAGCAAACACATATAAAGCTAGGTTCATGTTATATGGTGTAGAATTAAATGCTACCCTAACTGTATTTGTATCGTCGCCTGTTCCAACGGCTTTATTCTTATTTATTATAGTTGTCTTTCTACTTGGGTCATATTGTATTCCTTGTATTTCAAATCCCATTCTAGGAAGTGTTATTGCTACTTCTCCCCTTGTAGTAGAGTCTGTAACTCTATTGATTCTTGTTAAGAATTTTTGTTTAGTAGCATAGGCTAAAGGGACTCTAATTGTTTGAGCCACTGCACCAGAACTATTTTTACGTTCAATATTAATATTATTGAATATAGTTCCAAAGGCAATAACTGCCTTTCTTATATGACTGTGATAAAATGACTTATCCTTAAACATTCTATGCCCCTATTTCTCCAAATGGATTTTTCTCACTAAAGTCTAATATACCTTCTAATGTAACTAAATTATCAAAGTCTGCGTTGTCTATAGGTTCTTGTGTAACAGAATAATCTTCTTTAATTATAGAACCATTTGTTTCGTTCAATATTAACGTTCCATCTTCTTGTAACATTTGATACTCTAACATGTCCTGAGAGTATTTTGTTTCCAGACTATCTATAGTTGTAATACCTGTATCCAAATCTTCTGAACTGTATTCAAACAATTCACAAACCAATCTGTAAACATAGATTTGATTGAGTTGATAAAAAGGATTTTGAAAGTCTACATATTTAATCTCGAATAAAGATTTTGTCTTCTCAAAATATATTAGATCACCTTCTGAAGGTCTTGTTGTTTGTGTAAATGTTCCACCGCTGGTTTGAACCATATCCTCCCAACGTCTTTTTGCCATTACAAAAGTTGCCTGGTCTCTAACTTCTAAACCAAACCTAGTAAATATATCTCCCTGCCCTTCATAACCATTTACATTATCCAAATACATTTCCACAGGATATGCTTGTGTGAACTTAGACAGTTCATCTTCGTCAAATATTGTGTCTTTGTTTACTAATGTTCTAGGCAGGTAGTAAGTATCATGACCGTAAATTTTTAAACTTTCAATGATAAGGTCTTCAACTAAACGTTGTTCGTTAGTTGTGCCTATGTTGTTGCCTGATTGGAAGTAAAAATTTGTAGCCATTTTACTATCCTATCATAAACTGTGGAGGCAGTTCGTATTTTTTCTGCATCTCTTCTTCTATTTGCTGTATCTCCTGAACTGCTTCGCCATATATCTGATCTCCATTTAATATAACACCACCAGGCATTTGAATGCCTTGGAACTTTTTCAAATTCTCGCCCCATTGTCTTTTAATTAGAGCTGTTGCATATTTTTTAAGGAATAAATCATCATAAACTTCTGTATAAGTAGCTGGGTCTAATATAGCAAATGCCTCTGCTACAATAAAGTCTCCTACGTTGTAAGTCTTATCCCAATCTGTATCTATGTAAAGTCTATCTGTTTTTCTATTCCAACGTATCTGTCTTTCTCCAGCCAGGAGTTTTTCTAATGTTGTTAAATGGGATTGAACGACAGTATAGTAAACCATATCTGCTCCCATTAAATTATACAAGTCGTTCATTCTAAACTGATACATTAAATCAAATAGTTGTCCGTCTCTTGTATTGTTTGTTGCTGCACCTCCAAAGTTAAATACCCTAGTTATACCTAAAATATTATTACTAATAGGTATATAACCTTTTTCTATGTCGCCTTGTTCATAGTGGTTTGTTGCATGTAATGTTCCTGTTGTTCCTGATTCAGAACCTGTTATTTGTTCACTTGCTTGGAATGTTCCTGTTTTAACTTGTTCTATTGTAATAAACTGTCCTGATACAGAGTCTACAAAGGCTGTGGCTCCTGATGTAGCACCTGTAATAGTTTCTCCCTTTACAAAACTCTCTGCAATATTAGTTGTAAGTTTTAATTTAGAACCAGTGACTTCGTGTTTTACATAAGTTTTTTCTGTGCCATCAAAGTGATATTCATTCCAAAACTGCAAGGCATCGTCTACTCTATCAGAGACTTGCTGTTCGTCCACGTTAATTTCTATAACGGGAGCTCCTAATCTCCTTAAACAATATTCTTGTAAATCTGTTCTACTAGCTAATGCCATTGTTACCCCTAGTTAAGTTTAGTTCCTGCTGCATTATATATTGCTGTTCCTGTAATAGTTGCAGTTGAACCTTCGCCTTGTGTATGAGAAATTGTAATACCATCTCCTCCACTAACTTGCGCCATATAGTTTCCTGTTGTTTGTGTTCCTAATGCCACTGCATTATCTGCAATTTGATCTGAACCTACTGCGTCATCTGCTATCATTGATTGTTCTACTGCGTCCGATGCAATAGTAAGAGCTGTTGCCACGTTAGCACTTCCGTCTACTGAACCTGACCCTGTTACATCTCCTGTAAATGATAATGTTCTAGCAGTTGTCCATTTAGCTGCTGAACCTGTTGTGTTTTGGTTAAGTGTTCCTACTACTAAATCTATTGTTCCGTCTGCATCTTGATAAGTAGCTGTAATACCTGTTTCAGTATTACTACTAAACATAGCACCTACTATGTCTTGAATTTCTTCGTCTGTCTGATCTGCTGTAGCTCCTGATTCTATACCATCTAGTTTACTACCATCTGTTGCTATATCTCTACCATCTACTGTTCCGCCTACAGTAATATTACCTGAGGTTGAAAGTGAAGCTGCATCTATTGCAGATACATTTAAATTAGCTCTAGTAAATGATAAATCGCCTGTGCTTGCACCTGTAAATGAACCTGTTCCTATTGCAATTGCATCTGCACTTTCGTCCCAACCTATGAATACATTGTCTGAACTTCCTCTTTCAAAAACAAGACCCATATCATTTGCTGGTGTTCCTGTTGTTCCGTTTCCTAACTCAATCAATCTATCTGTTATTGTTGAGTTTGTTGTATCTAAGGTTGTAGTTGTTCCATTTACATCTAAGTTTCCTGTAATAGTTACATTACCTGTTGCTGCTACATCTGCAAATGTAACATTACTTGATGTTGCTACTGCTTGTCCAATACTAATTGCACCACCTGAGTATGTAACACCTGTGCCTGCGCTTAAATGTGCTCTAACTTCTGCTGCACTTGGACCTGTGTATGTAATAACTCCTGTAGAACTATTGTAAGCAAGAGAACCATCTCCGCCTGAATCTGTTACACTAATAGAGCCTCTTGCATCAGAGTCTGCGTATTGTGTTATTGAACTTGATAAAGTTGTTCCTGATATAGCTAGTCCTGAGCCTATATCTAAAAATGCTGTTGCTCCAGCACTATCGTCCCAGAATACTATCTGGTCATCATTTGGATCTGATAAACTTTCTAATCCTAAATGACTTAAATTTAAAGTTGCGCTACCACTTGTTGCACCGCCTGATAATCCTGTTCCTGCTACGACTGCTGTAATATCTCCTGATGTTATCTCAGAAAATTTTGCTATTCTAATACCGCCAGCAGTGGAGCCATCATGAACTCTTAATGTATCTAAGGTAGTATCAACAGTTACCTCACCAGCCGCTCCTGTAAAGGAGTTATGCTGTGTAGTTGTGCCTCTTCTCCATTGAACCTGTGTTGGCATTATTGTCTCCTAATTAAATTTATCATTAACTTAGCGCTCCATGGTCTTCTGTTGCAAGTCTGAATTTAATAGATGGCGTCGCCGCTGTATGATCGCCTAAACAATCATAGTTCACGAATAGTTGTTGGCCAAATGCGTCTTGTGTATTATCTGCCACAGACCCAAAGTCAGCATTGGAGGAGCCAGGGTAAATCAAACTCTGATCAAACTCTCCAAACTGTGCAAGTGTTATGATTTGACTACTAGAATTTCTAATGTAAATCTTTTTGTCTGCAGTATTTACTGCTATCTCACCTGCTACTAGATCTGATGTTGTAGGAGCACTCCCACTTGTTTCAGATCTTTTTGGCTTTATAACTGTTGCCATCTATTATCCTTCTTTTTTAGGCTCTTCTTTCTTAGGCTGTTTTTTCTCAGCCTCTTCTTGTTCGATGATACCTAATCTTGTTTTTAACAGAATGTTCTCCATTTGTAATTCTTGAACCTTCTGTGCCAAGTTGTTTATATAACCATTAATTAATTTTTCATCCATTTCAATATCCTTTAATATTATTTATTAGTATGTTCCTCCGTCGATGGAACCAAATTCAGGAGTTCCGCCTGAGCCTGCTTGTAGGATTTGTCCTTCTGTGCCTGCTGCTGTAACTTGTAAAGCTCCTGTGCCGTTACCATAGATAATACCTTTACTTGTAAATGAACCTGCGCCTGTTCCACCATCTGCAACTACTAGATCTGTTATGCCTGTAATTGTTCCGCCTGTAATAGTAGCACTAGAAGATTCTATGTTTGCTACCAATGTGCCAACAGTATAACCTGTGCCACCTGTGTTTACAGTAGTTGTTGGAGCTGCTTGTAAGTCTTTAAATAACTTCCATTTACCTGAGTCTGAGGCATCTCTAAAGAAACCTGAGTATAAGTCTTGTGAACCTGAAGTATCATATAAGCCGTAAAGACCAATATCAACTGCGTCTGCGCCGTTGTTGCCTGATGCTAATATAATAAGTGGGTCTGCAACACTTAAAGTTGTAGAGTCAACAGTAGTTGTTGTCCCATTAACTGTTAGATTACCTGAAATAGTTACGTTACTAGGTAATCCTATGTTTATTTTGTTGTCAGAAACAGTTGTTTCAATTTCGTTGGCTGTTCCTTCGAAAGTTAAAGTGTCTGTTCCTACTGTAACAGTATCATTAGAACCACTATCTGCTGCAATGGTTAATGATGAACTGATACTTGCTGTTGAAGCTGCTGTAATACGTCCTTGTGCGTCTACAGTTAAAACAGGAATAGCAGTAGAGCCACCATATGACCCTGCTGAAACTGCTGTATCGTCTAGGTCAATAGATAATCCATTGCCTGATGCAGTTGTTGTAATACCTGTATCACCTGTAATAGCCAAAGTTTCTGCTTGTTCAATAACTCCTGAGCCTGAATCTCCACTAAAGTCTAAGTCAAACGAAGCTGCTGCTGTAGCATCAACATAAGCCTTAACTGATTGTTGAGAAGGAACTTTAGTAGCACTATTACTTGCCATATTATCTTCATCTACAAATACACCTGAAGATGAGAATGTAGATTCGTCTAATAATTTGTGCCAAGCACTAGCATGACTAAAGTATGCTCTACCTGTTCCATGAACGTGTGCAAACATACCGTGATATGTAGAGGCACTAGGTAAGTCTCCTTCGGCAGAATACATGTTGCCGTATAGAATTTTACCAACAATTATGTCTCCGTTAGAATCTCTTTTTACGAGTTTGCTAGCAGTGTTTGCGTTGGTTGCTCCATCAATAATGTCTGTATAATACTTACCACCAATCTTTTGTATAACTTCTGAAGACCCAGAGTCTATAGAAGAGATATAAAGTATGGCAGAAGCACCGTCACCGGATCTATCCTCAGCATACGCTAATTCGCCTTCAACCAAATCAGAAGCGCCTGGAGCTGCTGAGCCCGTGCTTCTTTTAATCTGAATAGTTGTTGACATTATTTTCTCCTATTTAATGTTTTTAAAATGTTCCGCCATCTATAGCAGTCACATTAGCTGCAACATCACTAGCAGGTTTAGCCTGAAAGTTTCCAGATGTTGCATCATAAACTAAAGTATAACCATTTTGAACGCCGCTTGTATCTACTCCAGATAAATTTCCCAGAGTAGCGTTTGTAGCTATAGAAGATTGGGGAGTTGCACTTGTTACTACTCTTGCTGAACCTATACTTACTGAAATTTTAGGACTTGCGTTTGTAGATACTGTTGCCATTTATTCTCCTTATCTTGTAACTTCTGGTGTTACTGTTATTATACCTTCGACAATTCTAAGCGTTTCTGCAGGACTTGTTGCTGTGATCTCACAATCATATACAAATCTTCCTGCTTTTAACGCAGAGGTTTGTGTTGCAGTCAATGATAAAGTAATCTTACCCTCAGCATCTACTTTAGCTGAGGAAAAATCTACAGCTGTTGTTGCACCATAAGTCTTTCTTATCTGTGCTGCAACGCTATAGTTTGCTAAATCTTTTGCTGTGCCATCATCATTCGTAACGTTTAGATCCATACTGAACGTTGTTCCCTGATCAATAACTAGATTATTTATTGTTGCCATGACTGCTAATACTCTCTTTCTCTTATTTATAAATAAAAGGAGTTTAATATGAAAACGATTTTGACATTAAAGTATGGACACAAATATGACGCCGGTGATGTGAATTCAATCTACGAACATACAGAAGGCAAGTATAACTATGTTTGTGTAACAGACGACCCTAAAGGATTAGCAGGAGATATAGGTATTTTGAACCTAGAACATGAACCTGCTGGCAATATGGAAAAGTTAAAATTGTTTCAATTGAACGATTTAGGCACTATATTATACCTAGATTTAGATGTAAGAATACAAAAAGACATAGATCACTTGTTTGATTACTATCAAGGCAAGCCTGTTATATGTTATACTTGGTGGAAAGACAAGGGAGAACGTGAAATGAGTATAGATTTCTTTCCTTATCACGCACAATATCCTTTATCCAATTACAATTCTAGTGTAATACTGTGGGAAGACTGCACAGAAATATGGCGTAGATATAATCTAAATCAAGAGTTTTATAATGTTAAGTATCCTTATGGCGACGATACATTCTTGTGGCATGAAGGATTTACATTTCAACACTTTCCTGATTATGAGATATATTCTTATATGTTTGCAGGAAGAAAATATAGACCTGAATATACAATAGCACTTTTAAATGGACAAGACGAATACCCGGAGATAGAAAAAGAATATGATGAACTTTGTATGCATTAAGTGGGGCGACAAATATGAACCTCACTATGTAAATAATCTCTATAATATGGTTAAGAAAAACTATACGAAAAATTTTACGTTTACATGTTTTACAGATGAACCAGAAGGATTAGAATGTGATACAAAACCTATTCCAGATGTAGAACCTTTGCATCCTAAATATTGGTTTGGTAAAGAAGGTTGGTGTTGGGATAGAGCAAAATTTTTAGTATTCAATTCACACAATTGGTTAGGCTATGATGACAAATGGTGTTACTTTGATTTAGATGTAATAATACATGGTAATATAAATGACTTGTATGAACTAGCTTTGAAACCTAGACTAATATATTCTAAGTGGGACAATCCTAATAATATACATGATAGGTTGTTTATAGATATCAGAGGAACACAATTTAATTCTAGTATGATGTGTTGGAACAAAGATCAATGTGAGGAAATATTCTGGGAAGCAATACAAGAAGAGCAACAGATATTTAGAACATTTTATAAGGGCACAGATAATTATCATTTTTGGAGACGTAGAAAGTTCTGGACTAACATTCCACACGATTGGGCGTATAGTTTTAACAGAGGCAAGTCACATCCTGATGATTTAGAAACACATAAATATAGAAAAGAATGTAAAATTTGTTTGTTTAACGTAGACAATACGCCAAACAATAAAGGACAAATTAAAATTGATGAATTACAAAATGAAGAACTTTTGAGAATATGGCATGATAATCCTAGTAGCAAATCTGCTTGACAACAATTATAGTCAGACACAAGTCAATGCGTTATATACGCAGGCCAAGAAGCAAATAGAAGACCCTTTCGAGTTCTGGGTATTTACTACTGAAGAGGAATGTATGAATGAACAAAAGAACAAAGGATATTTAGACGATATATTGTTCCACGTTCCGAAGTATGGAGAGGATTGGATTGAAATAGATCTAATGGAGAAAACAAAGAAGGGCGACACTCTATTACTAATTACGCCTAACACTTTACTTAATAATATATCCGTCATAGAGACTTATAAGACCAACAAGAAGCATAGACTGTCAGACGGTAATCTTTGTTATTTAATTTTCCATAATAACAAAGTTGGCGAGCTATTAAAAGAATGGGAAGAAAGAGAAGATGAATTATTGTATGAATATGATGCTTTCCATAATTGGAATATGTTTCCAATATCCGATATGCCTTTCCTACAAGACTCTACATCTGAGTATCCAGAAAAATTAGAAGGCGATATTATTGCATTGCCTGATTGGTATGATGACTTTACAGAAGAACAAATAGATATAATGTATAATAAGGAAACAGACTTATATCCTTACTTACCTGAAAGAGTAGAAATATGTTTAACAAGAGAGGAAACAGAATATCAGGAAGAGGAGTTTCTAGATAAAGAATTAATAAAAGATACATTTAATTCTGAATATCTACTTAAAGCAAAAATGAAAAGAATTAAATTTGTTAATGATGTAGGAGACCCTATTTTAAATCCTGAACTTGTAGAAATATCTCATTACTTTATGTCCGATTGGGGCATAGGTGTAGACATGATAACTGAAGGCAATAAGCACGATATAATGTGGTGGAAAAATATAGGTGTTATGTTCGCAGATTCAGGCAACATAACTTTCAATATAAACACTGGTAATCCAGATAAAAGAATATTAGAACATGCTACGGCTCTAGTAGAAGTAGGTTGTAGAGTGTTTTGGAGTTATACACATACTAATCAACTAGACAACGATATACAACAAGCAAAGAAATTATGTAAACAATACAAGTTCTCAGGTTTTGTTTATGATAATAAAGTCCCAGAAGAGAAAACACCTAAGAAGAAAAAGGTGAAACAAGAACTTCCAGACTATAAACTAATCGAATTGGAGACTCTAGAAACGAGGAAACAAGACGACATATATAAAGAGAGAAAAATAAAATTTTACCCTCACGTTAAATGCGAAGGTAAAGTAAATAATCAATTTTATTTAGATGCAACGGGTAATGTGTTTCCTAGTAAACATATTGCAGTAACAGTTTGGGCTGCTTTCAATAGTCCAGAACATGTTACAAAAATTTTATATGATTGGGATAAAAACAATATAAATAATTTTTCCTTAGAAGATATTTTTAATAATGATTTTTATAAAGGATACTTCAACAATCTATTAAAGTTGAATCCAAAAATAATACACAATGAATTAGGTGGAATATGTTAAAAATAAATACAGGTATCGTGATAAAAGGCAAATTTGAAAAGCATGATACTTACATACAACAAATAAAAGAATCCAATTTTACTACACTAATCGTTGATGCGCCTATAGGCTCTGAATACGATACAAAGTGTATGGAGTTGGTCTCAAATTTAGCCTCAGAAGGATTTGCATATGGCGAAAAATATGTTATTGCAAGGGGCAGAGAATGAGAGTAAATATAGTCTGTAGTAAATGGGGAGATAGATATGGTCCACACTTTGTCAACCGTCTTAAAAATATGGCTCGTAGGCATACTGACCCTAAACATGATTTCCATTTTTACTGCTATACAGATGATGCCGAGGGGCTTGACGAGGACGTTAATGTTATACCATTTCCCGATATCGATACCATACATCCTAAGTATTGGTTCAGGACTGACGACTTTAAGTATGGCATGGCTAGATGTTGGGACAGACCTAAAACAATGGTCTTCAATACTCACAATTTTGCAGCAGATAAGCCGACGGGACGCTTTGTCTTCTTTGATCTGGACGTAATAATACAGAACAACATAGAGCCTTTACTGACCTACAATATGGAAAGACCAACTAAATTAAGAAGTTGGTGGCAAGACCCGCGCCCGATGAAAAGCAGAAGATTTAAATTAGCACATGGAGCATACACTAATGGCAGTTGCCAAGTATGGTCCGACGATCAAGCAGAATGTATATGGGAAGATGTTCTAAAATATAAAGAGAAGATTTGGTTTACATATACAGATGGAACAGACAATTATCATAGTTGGCGTTGGGGTGATTTCGGAAAGAAACTCTGGGATCATTTCCCAGCAGATTATGCTTACTCCTACAATAGAGGTAGAAGCTGGGACGACGATGATTTAGAAACTGAAATATACAGAGAAACACCAATACTCTGTGTTTTCAATATAGACTTGTTACCGTTTGAAGACGCAACAAGAGGACAAGTTAAACAAGAACAATTGGTAGACCCGAGGTTATTAGCACATTGGCAATAAACGTTTATACAGTTAAGTGGGGCAGTAAATATTCTGCCAAACATGTAAACAAGATATTAGAATCTTGTAAGGAGTTTATGTCTGATGATTTTAACTTTTATTGTTTAACTGAAAATCCAAAAGGATTAGAGGAAGAAGTAAATGTCATTCCATTACCTAAGAATAATACCTTAGAGAAATGGTGGAACAAAATGTATCTATTTGATGATAATGTTGTAAGACAAAAAGGAGAAAATTTATTCTTTGACTTAGATATTATTATACAAAAGAACATAGATGATATTGTAAACTTTGACCCTGAAGATTGTTTATGTTTTGGCCAAACACATTGGCACGATTTAGAAACACAAGCAAAAGAAACAGAACATGTTCCTCATAGATATACAGATTTAAATTCTAGTATTCTAAGATGGAATGATAACTTAGATAAAGAGAACATAACTCTTTATTTTAAATCACACAAAGAAAAAATATTATGGTATTACAGAGGTATAGATAACTTCTTTATGCACAAAGGAGTAGCAAGAATAAAATACTTTCCTATAGGTTGGTTTTATTCTTATAACCAAGGTTATATTTATCCTCATGATGTAGAGAAACATGTCTTTAGACAGATACCATATGTTTGTTTATTTGATTCAATGGGAAGAAAAGAAGATGTTAAATTTTAATTTTTTAAATAATATGAGGCATTGGGGCGACGGACTTGCTAAGGTTGAGCATGAAATGAAACACAAGCACGACGACTTTAGACAAGCTCTAAATCCTAATACTATGGAAGCTGCTATATGGTTAGTAGAAGAATTACAAAAAGCCTTAAAAGAAAACTATATGAAAGAAGAACAATATAATATTCTTGTTCTTAATAGTTGGCTTGGTATTCCTCTCGTTCCTTTATTATGTGAGAATATATCTGTAGGTGAATTACACTTGGTAGATATAGATAACGAAGCTTTAGAACTATCTAAAGTATTCAATAAACATTATATAGCAGAAGAATATATCAAAGTTAATCATTGGAATCTAGATATTCCATTTGCCTTTGATGAATTAAATCAACTTAAGGTTGATATTGTAATAACTATGGGTGCTGAACAAATGTATCCATTAAAAGATCTTAAGACAGCTAATAAACATGCTATATTTGCTGTTCAAAATTCTAATGTAATAGAAGAGATGTATGGTATTAATTGTGTAGATAGTGAGAAAGCATTAATAGAAAATGCAGGACTAAAGAACACATATTATACAGGCAAACAGAAACAATTCTATTATGATTGGAATGGGAAGGTTTACTTTGATAGGTTTATGGCAATTGGCAACAAGTAGTAAATTAAGACGAGCCTTACACGAAGCAACTGTAGACACCATGATAGGTGCAATAATCATGTTCCCATTGAGTGTATTCATTATTAAGGCTTGCATAGACTACGCAGGCACCTCGGCTGAGATGGCTGCGTTTATAAATTTTATGGGACTTACAGGTATTGCTATTGTAAGAAAAGCACTTGTAAGATTAAGATTTGAAAATAAGTATTCTAAAAAGTAAGTTGCCACATTATAAATCCTGCAAATATATAAAGTGCAAGATATATAATTGTTAAAGCAATAACTAATTTAAACATAAACATTAAAAAGTTAGGCAAAAATTTTATTGCCATATATAATAATGCTATTAGTCCGATGATTTCAAGCATGCTAGTTCCTCTAAATGTTCTTCTACTTCTTCCCATAGTAAGTAGCCTTTAACATCATCATGCCAACCTAATTCAGATTGGCCAATGAATTCTTTGCTACTATCCATAGGAGCAATTTCCCATTTATTTAGTTGATCACGACCTTTGTATGGGCCTCCATAGGAACCGTCATGGCATATTACACTCATGCGATAACCATTCTTAAATTTATATAACTTCTGAATACCATTATGAAATGGCTTCTGAGTCATTGTCATTTGCATTACTTTCATTAGAAGTTTCCTGGTTCTACCTGTAAAGTTTTAATTCCAATACTTCTCCACATGTCAACGATTTGATTTCTATCGTCTAATGCAAAGTCAATATTGTATCCTAAGATCGAGATATTAGCATTGTAGATATCTCTCTTAACTTCAAAGTCTGGTCTGTAATCATCACCTGCTCTCATAAAAATATGATCGTATGGCACGTCATGCTTATCTAACCATTCCCTAGTAAGTTCGTAAACATCAACACCTTTTCTACTATCAGGTCTACCTGTAGTAATTAAGATCTTGTAACCAACAGTTGAGTATAACCTAACCATATTAATAATATGATGATCAGGTCTATCTTCACCAACCAAATGGTATTCATGATGTCCTCTAGTTTGATTTCCATCCACATCAAAGTGATGTGCTAAAGTTCCATCAATGTCTACAATTAAAGCGTCGTTCATTATGCTGCCTCGATTTTTGCTAATCTTTCTTGTCTGTAATCCAGGGCATCTTCAGCTAAGTAAAGGTTGCCGTCTGTGTGTCTGAACAAAGTGCTAAGACTTTTTTCTGAATCTTTGTTCTTTTGTATTAGTGAGAACTCTGCTTGTTCCAAAGTTATAGCACCAATTTGAACGAAGTCCAATAACATGTCTGCGAATGGAACTTCTCCGTTTGATCTCCATACTGTAAGACCATCTACTTGAGCTGTTTTTTCAAACTGCATTTCAATACTCTTATCCCAAATATTACCATTAGGGTCTGGTCTAAGTTGATCTGTAAACAGAACATCACCTGTAAAAGTTTTGTTCTCATCATGGATTGATGCCATTCCGTAACGTTGTTTTGTTACTGTTTCGCCTGCTATTTTTACTTCGTTATCTAGTATCATAATTTTTAGTCCTCACTTTTTTAAATTATGTGTATATTATGCAGTCTGGCGAACCAATTGTCAACCCTTTTTTTGAAATCTTTTGAATCTTTTGCCCTTATAGAACAAGGACTTAGGAGAGATGTTCGGCAGATTCGCCTGAAATATCTTCAACCATGTTGCGCCAAATGTCCAAATGAGGCACTACAAAGCCAAATGTGAGCCTAGGTTCATATGTTCCTGCACAATGATAGTAGACTTTTTCTGGCTCTCTGCCCCTACCATAATAACCTACTTTACAACACCAACCACCAGGGTCTTGCATATGAACTACTTCATTGACAGATCTATCAGTATTAGGTTTTCTATACTTAAAAAATCCATCACCGTTTTCTGTGTAGGATAATAGTATATTGTAACCATGCGCGTTCCAATTATTATGCCAACCCATAAAACCACCTTGAGGATAGTAAACATGAACTGCTTGAAATGCTGCTCCTGTAAATGTTATTAACTTATCTGATATTTCTTCGTAAGGCTCCATAAACGGGTCTTCATGTTTTCTCATATTCAAATCATAAGCAAAAGTAACTTCAGGATAACCTTCATGTTCTCCATCTTTATCTACTATTTCTTTTAGATACTCAGGAGCACAATAATATTCTAAGTCAAATTGTTTAGGATAATTAGGGTGATCGTATGCTAGTTTGTCTAAAGGTTTAAGATCTTGTTTGAAAAACCAATCAGAGTAGGGAGTTAATATATCTAGTAGTTCTTGTGATATTTCGGTTTTAATCATAGTATATTTTGTAACATGATTGTAACATTAGACAACCTGCCCTTATATATAATATATATAAAATTTTTAAGAGGTTACAGATGAAAAAGGTATGGAAAGATTTTCATAAGATAATGAAATCTGGTAGACTCCATAAAGTCTGTAAAGCAGCTGGAGTCTCAAATCAAGATTGATTTTTACTATGAATCTCAAATTCGGGAATCGTGTAATGATACATTACACGTTCCTGATCACCAAGTTCTTCCTCTTGATACCCATTAACAAAATTCCATCTACAATGCAAATCCTCAGCCCACTTTACTCCGTGGTCTGAATAATTAAGTAATTTCCACATAGTAAAAGTATCCCACTTTCTTACAGAATCAGGATAGTTTCCTATATCATTTTTTCCATCTTGTTGATATAAAAATTCTCCATACCAACTATTCATTAATTTTAATGTTTGCTTATTGTTTCTGTATAAGAACATACCACAATGAGCTGTCATTTCTTCTGTGTTTGTTAGTTTAGTAATCTTAGCATTGTAAGGTCTTATTTTTGTAAATATTAGATCTTTATCTTTAGGAAGTTGTTTGAATATATCTTTTACATCTTCGTGTTCACAAACCATGTCAGCATCTAAATAACAAGTTATGCCTTTGTATGGTGTTTGTGCTAATGCCCATAGTTTAGCTCTTATATGATCTGGGACTTCCCATGTTACAATCCAATCTGCATGGTTCCAATCAGTAGGTTTTACCCACTCTTCTTTAGAACAATAAACAGTTACATGGGCGTCAGGGTCAAATAGTTTTATAGACTCTGCACATTCTATTGCTTTTCTATAAAATATTTCGTAAACAGAACCTACTAATAGGAATCCGTTTTTAGGAAATGTTATGTCTATGTCTGGATGACCTGCCCAATCAGGTCTACTTGATTTTTCCTTCGTCACGCAAGTTCTCCATCAATAATATAGTTGTATAGGCACCTACTTCCATAGGTGTTTTTGCTTTACGAATTAGTCTTTTTAATTCTGTGTTTTTAGATTCTTTAACTGCTGATATTTCAAACGACTCTAATTTAGAATTGAATAACATTTCTTGTCTGGCTCTTGCCTTCTGACTTTCAAGTCTTTGGTTACGTTTCTTAATATTCTCATCTCTTCGTTTGATACCATCTGCTGTATTCTTATCTAATTCTTCTTCACCAAACTCTTCCATGATTCTAAGATAATCTGGATTTTTACCATCTTGATCTTGTATAGATGCTGTTGCTCTTGTGCCATTAGGATACTCTATCGTAGCCATAATATGTTTAGCATCCTTATTAGACCAATAAGGAAATACAAATTTATATTTTTGTTTGGGTTCTTCTTGTGCTGGTGTAACGTCTAGATCAAGTTTTTTCGCCTTTGCCATATTGTCTCCATAATGTAAATTTATTTATACTGCTTGTTAGGCAGTTCTTAACCACAGTTTTACCGAAGAAACATCTTCTTCAGAAGTTAATATTGTATCTCCTGCGTATGTTCCTGAGTAGTAACCTGTGTATGTTCCGGAATATGTTCCTGCGTATGATGAAGTTCCTGTGTAGTAACCTGTGTAACTACCTGAGTAAGCTCCAGAATATGTGCCTGAATAGTTTTTAGCTCCTGTGTAATATCCTGTATAAGTGCCAGTATAAGTTCCTGCGTATGTGCCTGAGAAGAAGCCTCCGGAATAACCTGAGAAGAATCTTTGGTAACCGCCCGTGTAATTGCCAGTGTAATTACCTGTATAACTTCCTGCGTATGCCGAAGTTCCTGTATATGCTCCTGTATAACTCCCTGTGTAACTGCCTGAATATGCTCCTGCATAAACTTTAGCTCCTGTATAACCACCTGTATATGTGCCTGAGTATGAGCCTGCATAAGCTCCTGTATAGTTTTGAGAACCTACTTCTTGTCTTGTGTCCTTAAACTCATCTCCCATCTGTGTCCATGTTCCTGTTTCGGAAGGAGCGGAAGATTGTAATTTATAAGTTCCAACACCTTGTGTTGTTGCAAAGTTTTCTACAATTCTATTTCTAAAGTTAGGAACTATTTGTTCCATTTCAGCAACACTCATTTCTTTTATACCGTTAGAGCCTTCTACTTTGCAGGGCTTGTAGTTGTCTACGGCAGAACTTGTAGCTGCTGTCTTTTGCCAAATATATTTTGTATCTTCTGTTTCGTCTACCTGTGTATCAACTAATGTATATCTAGCAGTCCATGTGCCTCCACTTGGTGCACTTGTAGATAAATGATATTGTCCTACAGTATAGTTTCCTAAACCTACCATATCTGCTATTACTTTATCAATAATATCTGTATCAAGTTCTGCATCTGTAAATTCGTTTATACCAACATTACCTGAGGTTTCGTAACCTACCATTCTGTTAGTAATACTTTCTGATGCTGCTGCTGTTACTTGTTTAGCTGTGTAAACGTTTACATTGGAAGTTGCACCGTCTGTTGGGTGAGTTCCAATTGCGTCGTCTCTTTTTGTGTCTGTTATTGAACCAATCGTAGTTCCTGCACCGGAGCCATCAGTAGTAACATTCAGTTCTGCTGTTCCTGACCCGTTAGTGTTATCTGCAAAATCTTTTGTAATGATTGCTGATATATATTGTTCTATTTCGCTATCCGTCATCTCCTGCAAACCTTGAAAGTTTGAAGAGCTAACCGGGTATGCCGATGCTTTTATACGAAGTGGTCTCATTTTTAATTTACTCTAGTTCCGCTACTATTATAAATGATAACAGGACTTGTCCTATTCCATTTAGTTGCACTTACGCCTACCAGTCTTAGAGAATGTCCAGCTCCTAAACTAACTGCTGTGTTAGCTCCTTCGCCGTCTATTTGTTCTCCTGATGCTGGGTAAACCTTAATACTTACCGATGTGTCATTTAATACGCATGCTTCTAATCCTGTAGAAGTGTCTGGTAATTTTACGCCTTGGTTTGCTGTGCCGCTTGTAACAATGTTGTAAGACTTTGTAAGTGCTGTAGCACCTGCTTGATCTGAACCTGCTGCTGCAACCGATGCACTTGTAGACAGTATTGAACCTCCGCCAACTGTTAATGTTGAAGTGGTTGTAACTGTTGCAAATGATGGGCTATCTCCTGACTCATATTTGGCAGTATTAAGAGACGTAAAGTTGCCGTCTACCTCGTTATTGGTAAGCGGACTACCTTTCGATGATCTTAAAGTTAGTGATGCCATTTAATTTTCCCTGCTTAGTTAATTTAATTTATTTACAATTACATCCAAAACGGTTCTCATTTCTTTTATTTCGGATTTTAAAGTATTTATATCATTTTCATACTCTAGGACCTTCTGCATTTGAATTCTTTTTAATTTATATGCAGCTAGTCCATCCGTATTAGTAGAAAGAATCGCTTTCGATGTCTTATCTCTCACAAAATTACGCTCGCCTTCAATATTAATAATATCTTTGTCTTGCTTAATCGTCATAATTTATACCTGCAACGCTATAGCCCTAACGTCTTTAAACTTAGGACAGTCTACCGTTGTTGAACTTAACGGCACAATCTTAATAGCATACACCTTGAAACCTCTAAAGGTTGTCGTTGTGGGTGCTGCTGCTGTTGCCGTTGCCGAACTACCGTCACCTGTTATAGTAACAGTAGGTGTAGAAGTATATCCTCTACCTGGGTCAGTTACAGTTATTGCTGAAATACCACCACTACTTATAGTGGCTTTTGCTTTAGCACCGTAACCGCCTCCGCCAGTAATATTTACTACTGCAGAACCATAACCTGATCCTGCGCCTGTAACAGATATACTAGGTATTCCTGTTACATCATATTCAAATATATCACTGTTTGAACTCTGTGTTCCCCAACCATTTGATTTTGCTGGAATTTTGAAACTATATTCTGCAAAACTCTCAGGAGAATTTTCTGCTGGAGTTTTGTCTGCTACCATTTCTTGCCAACTTATATCCTCCTGGAAATCTCCAGGGTCTGCTGCATTTAATAATTTAGCATAGACTTTAATAGATGCATTGGTTGGTATCTGTGCATCTAAGAATACTTGTAAATCTTCTGCGTCCTGTCCTTCTTCTAGGACTACACGTCTTGTTATATATTTAGAACTTGCATTACCACCATTTCTTCCTGCCTCTCCTGTAGAGTCGTTGTTAAGATTATTAAATATACCTAACAAGTCTGCTTGTTCTAAATCAATGTATGGTGATACGTTATCATTGAATGCTTGGAATGTTAATTTTACTCTACCTGTGTTAGTAGAAGAATAACTAGCAACCTCATTGGCTCTACTGTATATTGTTTTCTCTACTTTCATTGGGTGTGTAGTTTCAAAATCTACTTCTTGGAAACTTGTTGTATTAGCTGAACCTGCTCCTGTTGATGTAAGAGCTAATTCTGCTTTTGCCTGTGTTCCATTACCTGGTTTTAATAGACCAATATTAACTGCCATCTCATCAATAATTTTATCTCTAAATGATGATATTGTTGCATATCCTTCGTCAGTTCCAATGATCATTCCAGTAGTAAATCCACCAGATATAGTTGTTATTGTAGCATAGTTGTTTAATGAATTCCAAGTGTTTACTCTTCCTCTTGTTAATGAAACTGTTCCTGTTGCCTGTGTTCCTGAACCTGCTGATATTGTTATTGTAGGTGCACTTGTATAACCTGAACCTGGGTTGGTAACTGTTAGTGCTGATATAACATCTCCTGATACTGTTGCTGATATTGCTAAACCTGTTCCTCCGCCACCAGATACTGATACTGTTGGAGAAGTTCCTGAATAACCTGTTCCAGCATTTGTAATAGTAGTTGTAAATCCATTTGCTATTTTACCAGGACTAAACTTTTTAGCTGCCATTGACCAACTAGACTCTGTAAAGTTGACCCAATCTATTGGCTCGTTTACTAATGTTCCTGAGAATGCTGTTCCCTTCTTAAATCTACATCTCCTTACCACGTGCATAATATCTTTGTTCTGATGTGGTGACCAGGATCTATCGTTAGCAGATGTAAACATCATACCTGCATGAGGTTGTTTTGTAATTCTTTCTGTTGTCCCTTGTTGATTCTCGCCTAGTTCTGCTATCCAAATATTATAACCATCATCATCATTTTCTGGTTTAGGAACAAAGCAATATTCTGTATTGTTTCTTAAATATACAGGATTTCTAAATTTAAATGATGTTGGAACGAATGTAGTTGAACCACCACTTTCTGTAGATGTATTAATTTCGGAAGGTTGTAAATATTTACTACCGTCAGGGACAATTCTAGGTCCTGGTATTCCATTAATTACTTCTCTAATCTGCATTGTAACACCATTGTTACCTGAAGCTGGTTTAGTTTTAAAATATAGTAAGATATCACTTACATACATACCACCATCCATACCTTCTACTTTAAATGTTTGTGCTAATGGGTCTCCAAAGAACGGAGAAAAGTTTAAATTTGTAAAATCTATTACAGGCCATTCAACACCAAAGGCAAAATCTACAGCATTTACTGCTGTTGCCGGAGCTGGGTCAGGCTGTCTAGTATCAGCTGCTGGTGTAGTATCTGCAGGAGGTTGTGGTCCAGGAGCTCCTGTTTCTCCTGTAGGGCCTGCCGGTCCTGTGTTTCCTGTTGGTCCTGTTGGTCCTGTTTGTCCAACAGGTCCTGGAGAACCTACTGGTCCAGGAGGACCTACAATTTCTATAGTCTCTTGTATAATTACAGGAGCTGGAGGAGGTGGCATAGGTGTTCCTTGCCCTATAGAAATGTTTGTAGAAACGTCTGTTACTACTCTACTATCTGAATGTTGCGTAGCATTTACTGTTGCTGTTTTTAATGATATTATTGTGTCTTGTGTTTTTTGTCTTAATCCTGCAGATTCGTAATTTGCTACAGCTGATGTTGTAGCTTGTTTGTCATTATTGGCTGCATCATCTGTTAATTTAAATACCTTAACACCTGTTCTAAATTGTCCTTCAGGTATTAAGAATGTTCCTTTAATATGTCCTGAGGAATCTGTTGTAAGTGCATCTCCTAATGAACCACCATCAGGTGTAACATGATCTGATACATCTTCTCCGTCAAAGAAAGGATAAACTCTTGTGTCTGGTTTCATTCTTATTGATGCGAAACCAACATTTATAGATCTCATAAACGGAGCAAAGGATACATCTACTACTTTTTCACCCAACGATTGTTCTTCTCTGTTGGCACTAATATCCAAGCTAGTTCCTTGTCGGGTTTGCGCTTGTTCTGTTGTAACTGTCGTAAATAATGAATTATTACTTGTTCCTGAGCCTGTGTTTCCTCTACCAAATGTATTTAATTCTTGTGTAACTGTAGAAACAACATTTGCTGCTCCTGTGTCTTCCCATGAACCCCATTGTGTTCCCCAAGCATTTGCCATGTTTTCCCATGCGTCATAGTTACCATCAAAGTTTTTAGTAACTGCTGGTTGAACATCTGTAGCTACAAAGTTATCTACATCTGGTGCTAAAGTTAAATCTCCAAAGTAATGGAATGTTAATTCTTTAACTAGGTTTTCTGTTTGTGATGCTTTACCTTGAACAGAGTAAGGGACTACTTCATAAGGTAGTGTAATTGCTGAACCTGTTTTAACAAGTTTTGTTAGTTCTGAAGGATTACCTATGTCTGTATGTTGTTTTAATGAAATATTTTCTAAGTCAAAGAAAGGTCTAGCATGTTTCTTTTTAGGGTCAATAGATATCTTATAGTCTGGGTCTAATACTGCTCCAACATTATGTCCTGTCATTGGGTCAACTAAGATACCATTTTTAAATCTGTCTGCTCCGCTAGAGTTTACGATTGTTTGTTCTTTTGCAAATGTTTCTAATAAATTAAGTGATGCGTAATACTCTAAGTTTTTAATTCTGTTTTCTAATACACCAATATCTCTCATTGTAAAACGTTTGAAAGATAACTGTTGAACTGATATTGCGTAATCTGGTCTGCCTACTTCCCTAGCTCTATCTGCTGATAAACAAGGATAAGGAGGCAAGTTTACAGTTGCCAATGTCATACATTTTTCTGGTTCTACAGGTAATATAGGATTATCTGCGTAAGGTCCTTCTACTTGTCTAATATTACCATCAAAGTCTATTATAACTCTTAAACGTTTACCTTGATATCTTATGTAATCAGTTGTAAATGTTTTTACAGGAACAGGATTTGTAAGTCCATTACCTGGTCTGTCTATTTCTTCATTTATATCTGGATTTACTGTTGCTGCTGCCAACGTTGATGCTGAGGCAGCTGTGTCTAAAGCTCTAGGTCTAAAGTCTACAGTATCTCTTAGATCAAAGTCTCCATGTTTTTCTGATCTATATACTGGTATTTCTTCTGTTCTTATTGTAGCAGATGCAGGACTTGCGCTGTCATCTACTGGATAACTATCTACAATATTGAAAGTTGCTTCTGTTATTGTTTGTGTAAAGTAAGAAACAGTTACTACAAGATATCTATTTGTTGAAAGATCTAATGTAGAAGTTGATTTTTTAATAATTTTAGCATGTCCTACTAAATTATCTGATTGACCATTATCAAATCTAAAATCATTTGTGTAATCTACTTGTCCTGTAGAATAGTCTGAATTAGAACCTGCTGTAACAGATACTAATTTAAATCCATCTGAAACACCTAATGAGTATTCTCCGCTTGTTCCTGCTGGGTGTGTTCCTGTGTCTAATTTTACTTTTTTGTTTTCTGCTAATGCTTTTGCTACTGGTGCTGCGTCTGTTTTTAAGACGTTAGCATATATTCTAACATCTGCACTACCTGCACCTACTGTAATACCTCCACCTGCTAGTGTTATTGTCATGGATTGTGCACCAGATAGTGTAACTGCTGCTGCGTCTAAATCTATTAGGTCTCCTGCTGCAACTGTATTTGTGTTGCCATCTACAAAACCTCCTTTAGATACCATAACAATATTAGCAAGTTTAATTGTATCTGTTAGTTGTGTGCCTGAAGTATCATAAGGGAATGTTTCATCTCCTGATAATGTTATTGTAATAGCACCTGTTCCTGCTGTTAATGAACCATTAAATTCTTTCTGATATTGGAAAGTGTGATCGTATGTGCTACCTGTGTCTGCTTTTAATGTTTTTATATTACTATTAGGTAAAGCAAATAACATTTTATTAGCAGACGCTTCTTTTATCTCAGACTTACTGCTTACTAATACTGTATCTGCTGTCCCATCTATAACACCATTTTCAAATCTAACACCTTTAATACTTTCTGAATTACCTGCTGTTAGTTGTATATCATACAAATAAAGTCTGTAAACAGCAGATGTTCCCATAATACCTGAACCTGCTGTTCCACTTTGATATACTAAATGTCTTGCCTTTGCTGTTCCTATTTTATTACCTTGTGCAACTGCATTGTTGTTTTGTGCTGCATCGTATAGGTCTATCGTTCCGCCACCATCAATATCATACAATCCTCTTATTTTTGTAATCTCTAAATAATTTCCAAAGGAAGTTGATACAGGAACACCTTCTAAAGTTTCTGTTCCTTCTGGTTTTCTAATAATTGTATAGTGTGTTGTTCCTAATGTTCTTTTGAATCCGCCTACATAAGCTAAACCAGGAGCTGTTCCTATTGCTAAACCATCTCTATTACCACCTTGTGCTGTTGTATAAAGACCGTTATTTGTTCCACTATTAAAATGTTCTCTAACACCTACAGTCATACCTTGAACAACATAGTTGCCTGATTCGTCGTATGTTCTTGATGCTAGTATTTCTCCTAGTCCTGCTAAAGGATTATCTTTTACTCTGTTTCTTACAATACCACCATCTTTAACTTCATAATATAAGTAAAAGTTTTCAGGTATAGTATCTGCTGCGTCTAATGAAACTAATGATACTTGGTATTTAAGCCTATCTGCTCCAGGTGCATTAAAGTTAAATGAACCTTGTGCAGGGTCAAGTAAAGATGTATCATTTGCTGAGGTTGCTGCTGATTCTGTTACAACAAAACCTATTTTTCTAGCATGTATTCTAGACCATCTATCTTGTAAAACAGATATTTTGTCTGTTCTTATAAATGCTCCTCGAGCATAAATTAATCCAGGCTCTAATATAACATCACTTGTTATACCATAGTGTCCTTGTGCTGTTCCTGCTGTATTGTTTGCTGCTACTACAAAGGTATCTCCATTTCTACCTGCGTCTGTAGATGTAACTGTTAATGTTTCTCCACCTTGAAAATAACTATATGTAGTTGAAGAATTTTGATATGCGCCGTAAAGTTGTTTTGTTGCAGGTGCTGCTGCTTCTGTTCCTGTTTCAACATTTGAAATTTTCATCTTTAGACCTGATACAGAACCTGTTACTGTATCGCCTACATAATTTGTTAATGTAGTATTGTCTACTGAAGATGCTGGACTAGAGGCATCTGTGTCTAAAATCTTTATCCAATCTCTTGTTATTAAGTGTTCTGCACATCCTGTTACTACTGCTCCTTCTTGTAATACAAAACTAAATCCTTTTTCTACCTGATTTTGTAAAAGAGTCTGTAGCTGCGTAAGTTCTCTAGCCTGAACCGCTACGCCTGGTTTAAATAAGACACGATGATAATCAGCACTAGCGCTAAAATCGTCGTAGTATGGTGATGCGTTTAAATTTAATGCCATTTGTTAAAACCTAATCAATGCCTTTACTTGTTCTACTTGGTCTACCGATCTTGTAACAGGAGATCTATTATCCAAATAAACTATTTCTCCTGTAGCATTATCGACTTCTGGACTCGTAACACTATTTATACTCAAACTCGTAATGTTTTGAGTAGTATTTGTTAATGTTGATGAATTAGTTATCAACGGAATCTCTGCCGTAACGTAGATGTTATTATTATCTGAATCTATTTGTATAACTTGGAAACTTCCTCCGTCATTACTTGTTATTAGATCGTCTACCGCGTAATTACTTGTTTGTCCTGATGCCACATTTATTATATGACATGCTGTTCCTGTGTTCGTTGTAAATACAGCAGGTGTTCCTGCTGTGTCATACATGTTTTTAATTAGTGCAATCTGTCTAAAGTCGTTGCCTAATATTAAATCTCTGTTATCGTTATCTGAAAACGATACTGTTAGTCCTAAATTGTGTGCAAACAATTCTCTGGTTGCATTTGAACCATGTCCTCCTTGTGGACTTACAATTGCTCTTGCTGCTGCGTTTGTTCCTGGTGCTGCTGTGTTTGTGATGTTAATAGTTGCATAAGAATACCCTGAGCCAGGGTTCGTAACTTTTATACTTGTAAGAGCTCCTGTTGCAGTATTTACATATGCACTTGCTTCTGCTCCTGTGCCATCTCCTACTATACTTATGTTGACATCTCCTTCTATATAATCTTGTCCTGCGTTTGTAATAACTATTCTATCCAATGTGCCACTTACAGACGCTCCTTCTACAGCACTTTGTAATGCTGGTAAACTATCTGCGTCTCCTAAATTAGCTTTGGCAGTTGCTCCTGAACCGCCTCCTCCGACAAATGTTATAAATGCAAAACTGTAACCTGAGCCTGATGTATTAATTGTAACACCTGTTACTGCTCCACTACCTACTGTTGCAGTAGCAGTAGCCCCTGTTCCATCTCCTGCAATAACAACGGTAGGAACAGAGGTATAACCTGTCCCACCAGCTGTAATTGAGACGCTATCTAATTCTCCTGTAACATCGTGTGTTGGATTTCCTGTAAGTTTCCTTACAGGAATAAAATCTGCGTCTAAAAATTTGTTTTGATCTGAGGCAGATACTTGGAACATAAATTTCCAATTATACCCATCTGCCAATTCAAAGACTGAAGTCCCTGTGCTAGTTGGTTTATTTTGAGAAGTAGCATTTGAATTATTAGACATACATTTATATACCTTAAATTCATCTGTCATTACATAAAAGTTAGAATCTGCTAATGTAGTAGCTTGAGAATATGATTGGTTATCAGAATCATATGAATCATCATATTCATCATATACTGTTCCTTGTGTCCAATCTACTCTTCTTGCTAACATACATATATCTGCAGAGTCGATTCTTTGTGTAAACATCATGCTTCTTCTAAACTTTGATACATAAGAATCAGAGTCAATAGGAGACTCGGGCACGGTATCATCATCCCATGATGTTGTCCTGCCTACTGCAAAATGAAAATAGTCGTTATTATTTCTAATATCTCTTAGAAATGAACGAGCTAATTCTACTCTACCAAGTCTCCTTAAAACTAGCGCCATTAAACTATCCTATTAAGAAATAGTTACTGTCCAAGTAATTGTCATTGAATCACTTGCACCTTTGTTTACGACTGAAAAAACTGTTCTACAAAGTAGAGTTCCACTTGATGCTGCATTTAAAATACCAGCCTCTGTGATAGCTCCTGTTCCTGTGCCTGCTGCAAATGATGCAACATAAGCAACAGCGTTACTTGTAACTGTTGTAGATGTTAATGCTACACGAGCTGCCTCTGTGCCTAGAGCAGTATTACCAGCAGCTGCTGCTGATGAACCTGTTCCTATTGCCATGTGAGACATAGCTGTAGCAGATGCGTCTTTCATACGAGATGCAATATAAGCAAGTCCGGTGTCAACAACCAAGTTTTTAACTTCTTCACGTTGTTTTAATTTACCGTCCTTATCTTTGACTTCAATAGTGAGCTTACCTAAAGCTCTTGTTTCATCGTTCTTAAACATTTTTGTCTCCTATTATGTTTATGTGAATGTCCAACCTGTTCCTACATAGTCCTCGCTACAATATAGCGGGTCCCAGTAATCTTGCATTGAACCAACACCTGAATCGTCTGTTGTTCCTGAGGAACTTGCTGCTTTAGCCAACGATTTTACTGCTGATTCTGTTGCAGTTTCGGTTTCTGTTATTCCCTTATCTGTATTTATACTGTTTATAGAATCCGTTGCTGATTTTGAGTCCCCTTTTGTTAAAGAATTCGCCTTTGCAACATTTTCTGATACTGTTGCACTATTAGATAGTGTCTTACTATATGCTATTGCCGGACTATCTGTGTTCGACGTAGCATTTGATAATGTTTTGCTAATTGCTATAGCATGTGATTCAGTGGCATTTGCAGTATCTGTATAAGCTACACTCATTGCTAATACTACTAAACTAGAAGTAGCATTACCTGTTGTAGAGAATGTCCTATTAAATGTTGTTGCCACTTGTGCAACTTCACTTACTGATACTGAGGTGTTAGGGTCACTAATACCTAATATTCTTTCTATTTGTATAGACTCTGTTGCCGTTGCTGAACCTAAACTTGTTCCTACATAATACAAGAAGTTACCTTCACCATCTGTATCGTTGGTGTAAGAACTTGCTCCTGTTGCTGGTGTCCAATATTGGTTGACAAATCCATCATTAAATTGTTTGAAGAAGTGACTTGCCAATGCCTCATTTGCTACTGCTGTTTCTGTAGGTGTTCTAAAGAAGCTAATATCTATATCATCCTCAGTTATTGAGTCTGTAGCTGTAAGAGCTTCTAAGAATGGTTTGGAAATGTGTTTGATAAACTGTTCATCTCCAATGTTGTAGTTATCTGCTGATACTCCATCAGAGTCATCATTCCAATAACCAGACTCACAATAAGGAACTGAACCTTGATCTGTGGCAAGCACAGATTCTGTATGAGTGCCTTGTGTAAATGCAATACCATGACTTTCTGTTGCTGTTCCTGTATCTGTAAGTATTTTAACAAAATCAATCTTAAATGTTTGTGATGTAATTGCTTCATCATTTGAATCAAATACGTAGAAAGTGTAACCTGTGGATTCTATTCGGAATGCAGGTCTAAAATCTACTTCACTTCTTATTAATAAATCTCCAAATACTTCCATACCTGCAGGGTGAACAGTATCTCTTATTGCTCTGTTCCATGTAGGTTGTTGTATTGAAGATTTGACAACATAAGAATAAGATTGAAATCTTTTGTTGTCTTGAATTACGTTTACGTCTGATAACTTACCTCTATCATCTTTGAATTTACCTTCGTATTCAAACAAGTAACCGGTAGTCATTGTAACTGTTATTGTTTCTCCTGTAGGAGATAACAAAGTTATATCTGCTGTTTCATTTAAAAATGTAGAACCTGGATTGATAACTGTAAAGCCGTCAGGTAAACCTGCTGTTGTTACAGATGTTACTCTTACATAAGCATCGTTGGCTCCACCTTTAAATGTATAGTCATCAGATTTGTTAGGGTGTTGAAAGAAGTATCCACCTCCGGAGCCATTAGTTCCATCTCCTATTGTGGCGTATCCTCTACCATCATCTCCTGTTTCGTTTATTAAATAAACTTGATTTACTTTAAATCCAGCATCTGCTGCTGAACCTGAGTAAGATTTAAATGTTACACCTGTTAATACTCTAACAAGGTAACCATAAATATCGTCTTGTGTATTAGCTGCTCCGTCATCAACAACATATGATCTGACATCATCAGTATCAAATTCTATTGATGCTCCTGTATATCCTGAGCCTCCTGTATCAACATTTATAGCAGTTATTTGTCCATTTGCTACTGTTGCTGTTGCTGTTGCGCCTGTTCCGTCTCCGCCTACTTTAATTTTAGGAACAGCGTTATATCCTGAACCACCACTTGTAACTGTAATTGCTGTAACTGCTCCACCTGAAATAGTGGCCGTTGCCCCTGCTCCTGCTCCAGGACCTGATACATCTGTTACTACTTCATCAAAATCTAAGATTAACTCAAAACGTTGTAAGGTTAATCCATTTGTTTGATATGAATTCTTTTCTACTCTTGCTACTGTAGCATTGTGTTGTTTTAGAATCGTTATAGAACCTGTTGTTTCGTGATAACGAATATCAATCTTTTTACCTTCTAAATCTAAAGGTTCTTTAGAACCTCCATGTTCTGCTTCTTGTAATTTTACTGCACGTTCTTTAGAATATACAGCATCAGAAGGTCTTAATACATATTTACTAGGATATGTAACCTCAACATTCTCATTGAACATAATTCTAAAGAATGCTTGTATTGACTCTCTACTTCCTTTTGCTTCGTAGAAGTCTTTTGCTCTTTTGTAAAAGAATTGTTTATCTAATGATATACTCTTAGGAAAGTCTCCTACTAGAGCCCCTCTCCATTTATCTAAGAAGTTTGTAGACGCTGCATCTATATCATTAGTATAGTTTAATATTTCATCACCCTGTTTGGACTCTTGGTCCATAAATTCATAATATTTTTTCAGGAATGTTACGAATACAGGATATGTATTTCTAATATAATCTGGAACTTGTTCTTCTATTTGAAATGCAGTATTTCTTTTTTCGTATTGTATTTGTCCTTGTGCTGAGTCTAATACTGCTGTTGCTGTTGCAGTTGTTGTAATTGTATCATCTGCGTGAGGTGTTATTGTAACTGTTGGTGTAGATGTATATCCCGAACCTATATTAGTAACGTTTATAGCAGTTATTGCACCACTAAAAACAGTTGCTTCTGCTGTTGCACCTGTTCCACCACCGCCTGTAATAGTAACTGTAGGAACATTATTATATCCTACTCCTCCGGCAGTTATAGTTATAGATGAAACATATCTATAAAATGATGGGATATAATCCGACACTAAATCTCCTCTACTTCAGGAGTTGCATTAATAACAAGACCAGCATTTGTATTGATTGTAGAATTAACTACACTATCGTCTAGTGTTAAAACTGTATTTCTACTAGGTTTAGCAACGACTGCTGCTATAGAAGTATCAGAAGTTCTAACTAATGCTTGTGTTGTAATGTCTTTGTTATCATTTTGCAGTCCAGCTCCTATTCTTAAAGTTGTTTCTGTTCCTGCCAATGCGTTAATTGTTATTGCTGGCAGTTGTATTGTTCCTGAATCGTAGTCTATTGTTCCTACTTCTGCGATAATTGTTCCGTCTGTTTTAATGGCATTTATAACACCTGTTCCACTATATTTAGGAGCTACTACTGATGCCGCTGGTTTATCTTTTAACTGAACTTGTTGTGTAACGTTAGAAGATGTTATATCAAAGAATGTAGAAGTAACTTCTCCTGGCATAAGTCTTTGATTAAATTTAACTGTATAATTTTTAGGTTTTGCTAAATCAGGTTTTATTCTTTTTTGTAATTTAGAATTAATATTAACAGATATAATAGAATCTGATGAAGATTTAATTAGATCATGTAATTTAGTATTGTAAAAACTTTTATTAAGTTTATTTAATTCTCTATCAAAATATTCATTTACTGATACTTTAGCTGCTGCCTCTATTTGTCCTTTAGCAAATGTTGTAAGTTTAGGATTGTATGTTACACCAATGTCTAAAGAAATATATGTAAACTCTGGGTCAACAAATTCAGGTGTAATTGCTACAGGTGTCTTAGGTTCTATAACCTGTGTTTTAATATTGTCTTTGTCTGCCTCTGTAATAATTGTTCCCAATACAGGATTGAGAGATATAAACACTTTACCATATATAGGCGGGTCATTCTTTTCTCCTCCCCATACAGAAACAGATTGTATATTACTATTACTTGCTAATATAAGTGATTCGTAATCTGAAGATGTAACTGCTCTATCTTTTGTAGCATTAAATTTAGGTGCATTGTGTCTTATCTCATCTATAGATTCTTGTATGCTACCTGAAACAGACTTTGTATGTGTTCCTATATTTACTATTTCTCCACTTCCTAATAATGTGCCTGACAATGCAAATGTAAGAGCATTGTTAGCTCTTGTTCCTTTTGTTGCTAAGTAATCTACAATAATAATATTACCATTGCTTAATTTTTGTCCTATAACACCATCACCAAATCTTATTTGAAATAATCCATCTGCTCCTTCCTCTACGAAGTAAACTTTAGAATCATTTTTAACTTTTAAGAAAGTAGATTCTTTATTGTATGTTGCTTGTGTTAAATCTATTGAAGAGTTTTGAACTCTTACTCTTAATGTTGTAGTATCTACATCTTTGTTAGGTATTACATAAGGGCCTATTTCTGCTCCTGTGTTTACAACAAAACTATTTTCTACTCTTGTTCCTTCTTTTATTGTAAGTCCTGGAAAAACAAATTGTGTCTGTATAGCAGAATCTGCTGTTTGTCCTATATATTGTCCGTAAGTTAATCCTGAACTTAGAACTGCGTAAGCTCCAGATTGTGTAGTTGTTCCTAAATTTTCTTGTGCTTCTTTTTTGCCAGTATTGGGCATATAAAATGTTACGCCATTATATTCTGAGAATGTATAAGATGTAACTCCTTGTCCGCCTGTTTCTGCTGCTAGTGCTGCTGCCTCTGTTAGATATATAGGACAATAAAATCCTTTACCTAATGTTGCATGTGTTCCATATAAAAAGTAAGGACCTGCTCCGCCTGCTGTTGTTGCACTTGTAGATACAGATTCGTTAGGATAAAATTTATATGTTGTTCCATCTACTGTTGCTGAAAAAGCAGTGCCTCTATCTAATTGCATTGTAGTAGATGTATAACTTGAAGGTGGTGTAACTACTAAATTTACTTTTGCTTGTGCTGCCCTCATACTCCTAGGTGTATAACCTAGTGCTTTTGCTATTGAAACTACTGATTCTCTTTTAATTGCTGTATCAATAAAGTTTTCATTACCTAACATATGAGCCATCATACCATTGTAATGTGTATTATATGCTAGTATATCTATCAATACTGCTAGACCAGAGCCTTCAAAGTCATAATCAGAAAATTCTGTTTGACTGTTTAAAAATGTTTTAAGATTTTGTTTTATATTATCAAAATCTAATTCTGTTACGTTTAATTGTGCCATCTATCTTAACCTCTTTAGAGCCACTTCTAATTCTTGTGGTTCATTTATTCCTATAACATGGAAAAATATTGTTACTTCGTATTGGTGGCCGTCAATATCTGCATAACAAAGAATATCATTGACTTGACACCTAGGCTCATAAGTATTGAGAACATCTAATATCCTTGCTTTTAAAGATTGTTCTATACCTGGATACGCATTTTCAAATAATAAACCATGTATCTGACTTCCTATCTCAGGATGAAAAGGTCTTTCTCCAGGTTGTGTAAGTATTAAATTTTTTATACTTTGTTTTACAGCATTTACATCTAATTTAGCATTAAGATCTTTTGAGAAGGCATTGACGCCAAATGCTAAGTCAATGTCCTTATATACTCTACTTCTTTTAATACTTTGAGTTGCCATAATAGTATTTATACTAGAAATCGAATTCTGGTAATTGTAAATTTAAAAATTCTTCTGCTTGTTTCTTAGATCTTACAGAAGTTTTGAGTGCAATCTTTCCTGTTCTAACATCTGGTATTTTTCCATACTTAACTAATGCTACAGGGTCTATATCAGGAAATGAAATAGGTGTTCCTTTTACAACAACATTCACTCCTTGTTTTTCTGTATTAGGTATAAGTTTACAAATTTTATCTAAATCTAATGCACCACTTCTTAATGCGTTGGCAACATCATCTAAGTCTTTAAAATCTCCTAAACCTACGTTGCCCCATTTATCTTTTAGCCTACGAATTTCTTGTTCGTATAAAGGTTTAGCAACAATACCTAATAATAGTAATTTACCTATCTCACTTATATCCTCATGTAAAGTTCTGTCTGCGATGTCTCCTATTTTTGTTAGTGCTTCAGGTATAGCGTCAGTTAATTTACCCATGACACCATTAACAGCATCTCCTGCCTGATTTTTTAAATCATTTAATTTTCCTAACGGAGATTCTGTTATCAATGAATCTATTTTATCATCTAAGGCGTCTACTTGATCTGCTAATGCTCTTAATTTTTCACTAGGTCCACAGCTCATATTATCCTCCTGCGTTTACGTTACCTGAGCCAGACGCTGTGTGTCCACACGTTGCTGCGTCCCCTGCTCTACATACTGCTATGCCATTTACCTTAACTGTTCCTGAACCTGCTGCCATTGTAGGTGCAGCATGTGGTGCCAAACCATGGCCTGCTACTGCATCTCCTACTCTTACAGCTCCTGCTCCATTAACATTAACATTACCTGAACCTCCTGTTAATGTTCCTCCTGCTGCGTCTGTTCCTTTTCTAGTTATTCCTGGCATATTAGTTTAAGTCTATTTGTGAGGCATCAATATCTAAGTTACCTGATATACTATCTGTTTGGTTACCAGATACTGTATTACTTTCATTACCACCAACAGTTTTTGTTTGGTTAGTAGCAACCTCGATTGTTTGATTTGCCTCTGTTTTAAATTTTTGATCTCCTGCTGAACCAAATTCACTTTTGCCTGCTGCACCAAACATTAGATCTCCTCCTGTAACTTCTACAATATTACCTACGGATTGTCTGAATGTTGATTTATCTACAGTTGTTGTATGTTTACCAAATGATTCTGTAACTGATTCAACTACTGTTTCTCTTTTCTTCTTGGCTACTTGTTCTGTTTGATTACCTACTATTGTTTGGTTATCGTCTAATGCTACACGAGTTGTTCTATTTCCTTTTATAGAAGTTCCTTGGTCAGTAACTACAGATTTAATATCACTACCTTGTATTTTAGTAATTCTATCTCCGTGTATTGTTTGGAATAAGTCGCCTTCTATTTCCTCGTATTTGTCTCCTTGGACTAACATTTTACAATCGCCTACGATAGTAACGTTGCAATTTCCTCTTATAAGAACATTTTTATCTTTAGTAATAATTTCATAATCATCACCTATAATTTTTTCTACTTTTGTTCCGTCATGATGTATTTCTTTATGTGTTCCTGAAGGATGATATTCGTGATATCTTTTATTGCCTTCTGTGTTATCTGTTTCAAATACAAAGCCTGCTCTTGTTTCTTTTACTGTATTGAAAGGATATAATGAAGTATAATCTTCCATATTTCCTTTTTTACTTGGGTCGCCATCTCCTCCGTCAATCATATCCTGACGAGGATTAAAATATTTTGCCTCGTCTTTAGATTTACCTCTAGGGTGTGGCTCGTCCCATTCTACAGGCTCGTATGCTTTGCCACCTTTATCATCTAATAAACCATCTCCTTCTACTGAAGGTGCTGTTGCTGTTCTTATTTTTTCTTCTCTTATCTCTCTTCTGTTTATTAGTGAATAATGTTCTTCTGCGTGTTCGTTTCTGGCAAGTCTAGAAGTATCTGGTTCTCCTACTCCTGCAAATCCTTCTTCGTGTCCTTCTCCCTCTACTGTTCCTTTAATTTTTCCATCTGAGGCTCTAGGAAATTTTCCTGTAGGGTCTGTAAATCCTCGTCTTAAATTATCTGGATTTGTTGTTCCTGTAGGTTGTCCGTCCTCAACATGGGACATAGGATTACCTGCTACTGTTCCTAAGATCATTGGTATTTGTCCTTCATCACCATCTGCAAAGAAACCTATAACAGTAGAACCTTGAACTAATTGATGATTTTCCATTATACCATTCATTGCTGCACTTGTAACAGAATTAATTGGAATAGCATAAGGTAAATGTTTTACAGGTAAAGTTTCTCTATTAGCTGTATGATAACCTGTAATTCTAACTTTGACTCTACCAGCCATTGCTATATCATTGTTGTCTTCTACAACACCTAACCACCAAATAAAATCTGGTATATTTAATTTTCCATAGTTTTTTGCTTTCATTATATCTCCACCACGTCGTCTTTTCCGCCTGTGCCTTCTGCTAATCCATTTTTACATATTTCAACAATCATTTTATAATCTAGAGGACTTACTGTATGTCTTATTGCTGTAATAATAAAGTTTCCTGATATAACAGGGTCTACTACATCATCATAGGTCATATCAGGTGCCTTATCTCCTGCTCTAGGATATGCTAACTTAATTAATCTGCCTACTTCTATATCTGTTCTACCTGGAACAATAATTTCAAATTTATTATCATTAAAAGAATTAAAATAATTTTGTCTTAGTAATGATGACTCTGCAATATTAGCATTTGCCTTTTCTCCTTTTGCTCCTTCTGCTAGTCCTCCCTGTTGTCCAGGAGATTGTAACATATTTAAATATTTTATATTTAACATAGAATAAGGATTTCTTTGAATACCTTGAGGTATAGGAACACCTTCTTCTGTATGAACAAATGAATCAAACTGATTTCTAGAATCTACAATATATTCTCCTTGTTCTTTAGAAAACATATCATAAGCCATTACTGCAGATGCAAAGTAACCACTGTCTTGTCCGTCTAATATATCTATAGTCCTAGGAACTCTTATTTCTTCTATTTTAGAAAATGATTTAGGCAATCCTGCCCCTACATAAGTATCGCCTGTATCTCTATGATTCATATCCATACCTGCTTGTTCATAGAGATAATGTTCAAACAAACCATTATCTAATTGTGTTTGAATCATGTTTTGTATAGATGTAAAATAAAAACTTTTATTACTTTCAAAGAAAACGAAATCTGCTCCCCTGTGTTTGTTACCATTTGCTTTTTTGGATATGTATTGTAAATTTTGAAAAGGTGTCCAAAAATTAGAAACGTATTGAATTCTAGAACTGTGAGGTGTATCTCCTATTACAAGATTAGATAAATCTTTTTTCTCATCTATTCTTCTATATTCTACACAATGATCTTCCCATATCTTTTGTGCTATCATATCTGTTGTAGCAGAACTGTCATAACCATATGCTTGTGAAATACTTCTTTGTTGATCACTAACAGCTTCTATAGAACAGAACTTTAATGTGTAATAAGACTCTCTGTCATTATTAAGTATTCTATTTTCTATTGCATATATTTGAAAAGATTTGTTTATTACATTAGCAGGAACATCTTCTAATGTTTTAGATCTTAATTTAATATTAAGTATTTCTCCTCCTCTAATGTTTGCTGTATTGATCATATCATTAGCATCTGTTACAGATATTTCACCAAACATAGCAGGCGACCACATGTCCTCACGAATTATTAAATCTATATAAAAGTTTACAAAGTCGTAAATATCTCCATTCTGAGTCATTAACAATAACTCATCTATAGAAACATCTCCTGGTTTAAGTATTTTTTCTTCTAGACCAAACATCTCATATTATTTCACTAACTTTTTATATTGTTGTATTATATCACTTAGAAATCTTTTATCTAATAAAAATATTTGTCGTTTATTATCATTTACATCTTCTTCGTATTGTAAATTAGTAACTGCTTGATAATCTCCGCTAGCTACTTTAGCTGCGTCCCAATCAACAATAGTTTCAGTATCTTTAATTACATAATGATGGATATCAGATATATTGTTTTCTCCGTATTTGTCTTTAGCATATCTAATAACATTTTCTGTAGACAAAGGCCATTCTCTTTTTACATCTACAATATCATTAGCTAATAAAACTACCCAATGATAGTTTGAATTACCATAGTATTCATGTGCTACACTTTCAGGTGTTTCTCCATCATTTAGATATGTGTCTATTAAGGTATTTCTATTTTTAAAAAATCTATCTAATTGAACTCTACGAAATATATCAGGGACAGTTGTAAATATTTGATTTTTATCTTTGTCCTTATAAGAATATATGAGTTTTGGTAGTGCTTTAAAATACATATTAGAAACCTTGTTCTATCCTCTTCGCCGTTAGTGTTTCTAGTTCTGCGAAGTTTAATTCCATTGTTATTTCTGATGGCATACCTTCAGAATTTTGGAAAGTGTTAAACAAACCATCAGGACCATGAACGACTTTCATACCTTCTAATACACAAGAAGATATTTTAGGCATGTTTTCATTAGTTACAGGCACGCCTTCGCTATTTAGTGTTTCAAATACTATTGAAAATTCTGATGGATAAATTAAAAATTGATCTAAGTCTGAATTAGTAGGGTGCATGTGATATTTAAACAGTTGTATAATTCTCATTACCTGTTCTTGTTCTGATGTATTCCTAGGAGAGAAAGTATAACTAAATGAAAACTTTCTAAATCCCATACTTTTAAATAATTGTTCTTTAAATGGATTGGCAACCTTTTTACTTGATGCCTCTATTGCTGCGTTGAAATCTGCATTAACACCTGCTGCTTTAGGAACGTTTGCCACTGCACCTGCTACTCCTCTTGCAACAGTTTCAGCACCTTCTCCTGATAAAAAGTCTGTTACTCCTCCTCTACCTGTAGTTAGAAGTCCTGCAAGTCCTAATTCTGCTTGATCGTAATTGGCTTGATATTGTGTAATAACAGATTGAGGAACATATAACATAATTTCATCTGCCAATCTAACAGTTGTTATTGTTTTAGAAGCTCCTATTGCTTTACCTCCAAAATAACCTGCTGTTGTAGTTACTGCTGTTGTAGCGACTTTACCAAAATTTGTTGCATCCTTTAATATTGTTCCTGATTTTATAGCAGTTGCTGTAGATAAGCCTGTTGCTAAAGCTGCTGTGTTTGACATAACTTGTCCATATTGTTCTGCCTTAGCTCTATTTTCTTTTGTATATGCTGCTTGATATTCATCTTGATCAGGTAATTGTCCTGCCTGTCCTTGTGATATTGCTGCTGCTGAATTACTTCTAGCGTTTATATAAAAGTGTATTCCATTAGGTTGACTTGCAGAAAACAATTCTTGAGGATACATACGAGGTCCAGGAATTGATGCTGGTCCTCCAAAATTCCCTGCGTCTTTTCTATCTTGTCTTTGTTGTTCTACTTGACTTGCAAATGTTTTCTTTCTAGCCTTTGCTGCTTCCTTTTGTTTTATTTCAAGTTTCCTATACTCACGGTTAGCTTCCCGGCGCCCGTAACGGGTGTCTGGATAATTCTTCATAAATTCGTCTTTATCTGGAAGATATAGCATTAGTATAAATACTCCTAGTTAATCTTTTTATTATTTATATGGTTTATGCTAAAGAAATCTACAAAGGAAGGTTTATTCCTAAGAATCCTTTAAAATATTTAGGTGATTTACAGAACATTACCTATCGTTCTAGTTATGAACTAAAGTTTATGAATTGGGCTGATATGAATGATTCTGTAACAGGTTGGGTATCAGAAGAAATTAAGATACCTTATCGTAATCCATTAGATAACAAAGTTCATAGATATATGGTTGACTTTTATATAGAAGTAGATAATAAGAAACGTTATCTAGTAGAGGTAAAACCAGAACGTTTTACAAAACCTCCTAATACACAAAAACGTAAAACAAAAAGATATCTACAAGAGGTTGCACAATACGGAGTAAACGAAGCCAAATGGAAGTCTGCAAGAGACTTTTGTAAAAAACAGAATATGGAATTTATGATTATTACCGAGAAGGACTTGGGCATTTAGTTATAAATACTTACATGGCGGATAAGACACCATTTACAGAAATAAGAATTAGAGCAGGAGATACTGATAGATCTGCAACTTGGTATATGCGACAAGTTCAAAACTATGCCAGACATCTAACTAATCCTAATGAGTTATATCAATCAGACTTAGGAAAGTTTGTAACAAAGTTAGAAGTAGGCAGAATGTATTTGTTTGAATATGACCCTAAATGGAAAAAAGATTTAGCATATTATGATAACTTCCCTCTAATTATTATGGTAGATGCTTTGCCTAACGGTTTTAGTGGTATTAACTTACATTACTTGCCTCCTATGGTAAGAGCTAGATTGTTAGATAAACTTTTACCTTCTGGAGAAATACAGTCTGATACAGAATTAAAATCTGCTTGGAACAGTATAAGAAACTTTACTAGGTTCCCAGAATTAAGAAACTCTGTTAAAAAATACTTATCAGCACAGGCAGGTAGAATGTATGAAGTTCAACCACAAAATTGGAAGTCAGCTATATTCTTACCTGTTCAACAATTTAAAGGTGGCGTAGGACCACAAGAAATATATAGAGAGTCAACAGAAAGACCTGAAAGAAAAAGAAGACAAACAATATCAGGAGTAATAGGAAGGTAACATGGCA